GCACATTGCAGTTTCTTTTATAGGCTCTCCTCTGATGTCCCACATACATATAATCCATTTGGTATCATATGACAACTCCATGTTTTCACCCTTTCACCTATAATTTGCAGTTACCACAAATTACGTAGAACGTAATTTAACTAATTGTTTTTTATGTCCGCTATCATTTTTCCTCTAAAAATTCTGTTTTCCATGATTATTTCTCCTCTCGCAATCTATAATTTTTTTGAATATCACGTGTTATGTTAATGCAGTGCTGACGTGCTCTTTCATAAATTCTGCTGCCAACTGCTTCGTCAATATCAATAATCTCTTTCATCATCATTTCACTTGAAATGATGGTTATAAGTTCGTGATTATTATATCTGTAGTTCAGAATTTCAAATGCAATATTAATATCTGCAGTAGTTGGCTTTTTGTTTTGCTCAGTCTTGAAGAAATCGTCTATGTAAAGAACTTTCACCTCTTTAAGAGGACGAATTGCCTTTTCATATGATTCGGCATCTGTTACAACCGATTTAAGCGAAACAACCGTATCACGCCACAGCATATAGTACGCTTCGTTACCTGCTTTTATAAACTCATTAACAAGTGCTGTGCAAAGATGTGTTTTACCTGCTCCAACCTGACCGCCTATGTAAAACCATTTGCCCCTATGGTTAGCAAGAAAATTCTGTGATATATCAAGTGCATTTTTTTGCCAAGAAGAAGTTACTTTGAATTGATTGAACGTATATTTTTTGATAAGGTTTGCTAATCCAGATTTTTTAATACGTGATATGGTTCTTCTGACTTGCATGCAATTGCACTCTATTAAACTTTCATAACCGTCATGAATTTCCATAACCTGTCCTTTGTTTTTGCAAATAGGGCAATCATAATCACTTAAAGTTCCTTCTTGGTTATTGAACCCATCACAACGTGCTTTCATGAGTTTAATATACGGGTCCTCAGCATTAATGGTCTGTGTTTTTATCACATCAGAGATTTTTTCCATAGTCGCTTTCCCCCTTTACGATTTCGTCGCTTTTTCTTTTTATATTTTCTTTTTCTATATTATCTTTATCTATATCTTTATCTGAAAAGGCGACGTCGGACGACTTGTCAGACGATTTTTCTGCGATTAATCGTTTTTGGTCGGCACGTCTTTTTGCCTGATATTCTCTGTCGCGTTCTTTCTTTTTTTCGTAACTGTCAAGTGTCTGATATTTGTTCCAATTCGGTATTGTGATAACTCCGTCAACAGTTTCAATCATCCCGTATTCTTCAAATATCTTCAAAGCATCCTTAATGGTTTTTTCGCTTCTTTTAAACACTGTAGCAAGCATTTTACTTGTGTATGGTGTTGAGTTGTTAAATAAAAAAACTCCACCATTATTTTGCTGACCTGCGAAAGAAAGTAATTTAAACCATATTATAAGCAATGTATCTTTCTTCGGAAGTTCTTCTATAAAAAGGATTTTTTCGTTTTCAAAAATATCAGTTGCAATCTTTATCCACTTTACATCAGCCATTCCTAAAACCCTCTTTTCGCAATTTCTCTGTCCAACGCTTTCCATTTCTGCCGTGTATCTTTCCAATTTCGGTTTTTAAAAAGCCACCACATAACAAAGAAATATAGTTTAATTTTGTTCACCTTTTTCACCTTCTTTCTTCCGTACAGTTCACCCGGTCTGCACATATTTGCCATATATTCAGGTGAGGCTATGGTAATACGTAAATTAGGTATCATTTGTTTCCACCTGCCTTATATCCATTTTCGCGCCGCAGTTCGGGCAATATGGTGATTGTCCATCATATAGCGCACTACATACAGAACACTTATATTTTGTTGAGTGATGATTTTTTGCAAACAATACCCACTCACCATGCACGACCTCAACAGGTACAAATTCCGTCTTTGGTTCACTCAGTTTAACAATATCGTCGCCGTTAAAAACCTTGATTTCACCGTTTAGAGTGATAATATCCTGAAAGGTTATAGTTGACTTGCCAATATCAGTAATAACTCCCACGTGCAAAATTTTGCGCACCGTACTGCTTCCGGTACGTTCGTTCTTTATGTATGCACATCTGTCACCGATGCACAGTTCGTGGCCAAGAAAATCCTTTATAGGTTCATTCATTTGATTTCACCGCCTTTATTTTGTACTGTCTACAATCCACAGAATTGTCTATAGCATAAGGATAATTGTTTTTATCAACACAATGACACAGAACATGATAATTGTCTTCAAACGTTTCGCCATAAAAGCAACTTGCACATCTTGATGTACGTTCTATATATTCTTCCGGTGTTTTGCAATAAAACTTTGGTTTATTATCAAAAATGCTCATGTCATACTCATTCTTTACAAATTTCTCTGTAAGCAAATGGCATACACGATTTCCTAATTTTTGATATATAATTTCCATATCATCACTGGTAAAATTGGTGCCAAGAAATGTGTTTATACCATTTAGAATAAAACTATGTAACCTTTTGTTTTTAACGTCAGAACTGAAAGGGCAAGTTTTATAGGCATCCCTTGATAACCATTCCAGCACCTTGCATTTAACGTCAAATTCACTTTCACAATCTTCTAAACGAAAATATGAATTTGCTTCTTTATGTGCTATAAATTCAAGTGCAGCATTTATAAAACTTCCGGGAAACGCTGCAGATAATTTCTTTGTAACTGTACTATCAACCATCACTCCGCACCGCCTTTCAATCTTTTGCCGTTATCGTTACAGGCATAATCATTTCAGGAAGGTAATTCACTTCGTAGTGATAATTGTCTACATAAGCACCGCTTACATCTTCTACTGTGTATATAGTCCAGTCATTTAAGTAAATATAATGTTTTTTGTACTTGCCTTGTTCCGTTTCCACTGTTACCGCAAGTTCGTTTGTTGCCGTGTTGCTAATTGAAAAATTCCCAATGATTTCAAATACGGGTTTATCGGTTCGGGCATTTATTACTGCCAATCTCCTTGTCACATTAAATCTGTCGGCTTCTTTTGAAATATTATGACTTACTCTGTCGGCTTGAGAACAAGCACACAACCCACAACCAATTAAAACAACTAAAATTAAACTAATCACTTTTTTCATTTTTTATCATCCTTTCTTAAAATCGTTCTTTCATTCCTCTACATAGCACCAACTTTGGGGCGGTCTTGTAATTGGCTTTTTACGGTTACAACCGCAACTGTCGTATTCTCTTTCCCAATCGCATAAATGACAATTCCCTTTTTCACAAAGATAATAAAACTCGCTTAAATCTTTCGGCTTATCATAGATTACAAGGTTTGATATGATCCAACCCCATCCCTGTTTGCCATTGCCGAGATAATTCATAATTTCCTTGTCGGTCAAACAAGTATAGGGAAATTCTCTTAACGCAATTTTGTTGTTCGGATCAGAATACGTTATACTAATTGGCAAAATCGACTTACACACAAACTCGCCTATAACTTTTCCATCAAGACGTACTTTATTCAAAAAATCAAACCAACCGTGCTTATCCTTTGTGCAATAGATATAGCACTTAAAAGGCGTTTTCATTTTCGGCCTTGTCTTTCTTACCTCAATAACCTTTTTGCCTGTTGCAATCAGTTCACACCATTTCGGATGTATGCTAATCAATACAGATTTCATACTGTTACCTCTGCTTCAGGATGCATTTTAAGATATGTCATAAGAGTTGTTATTCCGCATCCTGTTGGTGTAAAGTATAAATAACTTCTACTATTAGGAAATATGTCGATTTCAGGCATAACCAAACTGTAAATCACATTATATTCAATCTTGCCTTGATAAGACTTGTACATGTATTCTGTGGCATAAATTATTGCGCCGGTATTAAGTTCTGTTTTATAAATTGTCAGCGCAAGTTCCGGGAGAGTATGGGAAATCCCCCATTTTCTATAATTATCAATAAAATTTCTTCGTTCTTTCATTGTTTTAAACATCTTTATCACCTCAATCCATCCCGTCATACAAACTATCAGACACTTCGATTGCAACATCGTCCATTTCCTTAATTGCTTTTGCCAACTTGATTTTAGTTTCTTTACAGGGGAAATATCCATATTTTGCATATCTTAAAACACGTTCAAAAGTGCTCATTGGAAACGGTATTTTATCATCAATTACAAGCCTTTTTAAATGAAGATGTTCAAAGAAATGTTCGTCACATACAATTTTGTCTTCTATATGCGTTTCGCCATTTTCTTCTTTAACTTCTTCTTTGTAATAAGCAAATTTGGTTATAGTAAAATCGAAACTGCCTATAACTTCTTTTGGAGTACCAAAAACCGCTTTACACAATTCAATTACTTTTCCGGATTTTAAGTGCTTATATGCTTTGACTTTTTTGTTCTCATAATAAAATCTGTATTCTGCATCTTCTGCTGATAATATTTCGTAACCATCATCATATCCAATGCTTTTTTCATCAAAATAACAAACAGCCTTATTCCAATCTTCAGCGTTCCTAAAAAATATATCCAAATCTTTTACCTTTTCGTTATTGAATATATTTTTAAAGCATCCACCGCACACAAAACCTTTGTGTCCGGCAAGAAATTCGTCTAACCAGTTAAGCATAAAGAAATTATTTCTTTCCAGTTCTATAATCATTGATTTTTCACACTTCCTTTATTCGTATTCCGTGAACGTGCAGCATCAGTTTACGTTTAATAATATAATCATCCGTTCTGAAGCCTTTTGCGTCCTCAACTATTCTTTTGTCGTTCTCATAGTAAACAAAATCGGCTACATATTTGACAGATTGCTCAACGCATACCTTTTTCATTTTAGGTTGGCCCTTTTTAGGACCTCGTTTATAAAACTCACCTGTCGGCACTTCCTCAAAGAAAGCAGGAAGCAGTTCAAATGCAACTTGTGTCCGAAGGTCGCTTATTACCCCTGCACGTTCAAGAAGAAGTAATTCCTGATGCCGTTTTGCTTCCCTTTTAGAATCAAAGGTTTGTCCGTTGTATGTAACCTTTTTATTCCGAAACTTGCTTTTTCTGTAATATCTCATACTGCATCACCCATTAGAACGGCAAATCGTCTGCATTATCAGGCAGTGGCATATTGCTGAAATCAAATGGCTGTGATGCAGAGGATGAAGCAGATGCAGTTTGCGCTAGAGTTGAATTATCGCTTCCTCTATCACCTGTGAAAGCAACTTCTTCTGCACTAACCTCTGTAATAAAATGCTTTTGACCGTCTTTTTCGTAATTTCTTGTCTGCAGAGAACCTGCAATAGCAATCATTCTGCCTTTGACAAAATTTTTGCTTATAAATTCAGCCGTTTGGCGCCACGCAATGCAATTTATAAAGTCTGCATCATAATCGCCATTGGCATTTTTAAAACGTCTGTTTACCGCTAACGTAAATGAGCATACGCTTACACCGTTTGGTGTGGTTTTCAGTTCTGGATTACGTGTAAGTCTGCCCATCAGGATTACTTTGTTCACAATCTATCTTCCTTTCGTTCAATACACCGGATAGTTTTTCATCCATAGTGCATGCAAGTTTATAACAATTACCATGTGATATATGGTTTTTCCACGCATTGTACGAATTGTTATATTTCTCTTCAGTCAATTTACCTGAAGCAACTAACTTTGCCATTCGTAAATACTTTTTTTGATTATTTCGTTTGTTTTGATTTTTTAGTTTTCTGATAGCCTTACCTGATGATGTTATGTAGGTGTGAAATCCCAAATAACTTACACCATTTTTGAAAGGAAATATTTGTGTTTTACCATTCAACGTCAAATCAAGTGTTTTTAAAAATTCAGATATGACTTCTAGACAGTATTTTAAATACTCTTTGCTTTGATGGATTAAATAAAAATCATCCATATATCTGCCATAATACTGAATTCCCAACTCACCCGTTATGAGTTTGTCCATACCATTCAGATACAGTAGTGCAAAGCCTTGGTTTATTTGATTTCCAAGAGGAATTCCAACTCCGTCTGTACTATCTATAAAAAGATTGCAGAGCCAACAAATATCTTCATCATGCGAAAAGTGATAGTTTACAATATCTTTTAACTGTTCATGAGAAATATTATAGAAAAACTTTGTTATATCACACTTTAATATGTAACCATTAAAGCCATATTTGCTGTAAAATTGCTGCATATGTTCGCTTAATCGGTCATTACCGAATAGCGGGCCTTTTCCTGTTTGCCCGGCATAATTATCATAAATAAACACTTCCTGCAACTTCGGCAATATTACATTGTCACATAGACTATGCTGTACGACCTTATCTTTGAAAGAGCACGTTTTAATAATACGTTCCTTTGGCTCATAAACTTTAAATTCGTTATATGGCGAAATTGTATACGTTTTGTTTTTTAACTGCTCTATTAACTGGTGTATACCATCAAGCGCCATTACACCGAATCTGGCAGCACTCTTTTTAGTGCCTTTACCACTCTTGGTTCTTTTGTATGCCTTGTACATATTTTCAAAATCGATTACTTTTTCAAAGTCGGTCATACAACACAATCCCTTTTTGTTTATCTTTTCAGAAAGGTTATACATTCTTTTGATGTGGTGCATTGATTTCGGCTTTTGCCTACTCTGTCGAGCATACCACCAATACGGGCGCACACCGTTATTGTTGTTGTGGTTATTGTTGTTGATGTTACCGTGCGGCGAAACGCAAAAAAGAAAAATACAACGTATAACCTATATTATTTATTGCTTTTTCTCGGATGTTCTCCAAGCAATAGCCATATGCTTTACATCAGATACCATCTTGGACCAATAATCTGCAGATGATGGATTGAGCAAATTAAGTTCCATAGACAATTCAATATACGTCAGCAATTTATCACAGCCGGTTATACCTTTTGTTATGGTTTCACACCGGAGCCGTTTATCAGTTAAATTGCTGATTCTGTTTGCATCAAGCAGATATTCGTATATATCCATACTTATAATCTGCATACGGTCTACAAGCGAATGTCTGTATTTTTTCGGGTATCTGTTTATATTTGATGTAAGCGTATATGTATGTTTCATAAGTTCTTTGGCTTTTACAATTACTCTTAAATCGTTATCCGCCATTTTAATCTACCTCACGATACAAAGATATCAGATGCAAAGAGCAAAAACGGGCGCACACCGTAATCGTTGTTGTGGTTATTGCTGCCGATGAGACCGTGCGGCGAAACGCAAAGTGCCCACGAGGCGTTATAATGTTCAGGTGTCGTATCAGGTGTAGCAAGCCAAAACCAATCATCAAGTTTATGTTCATCAAAAATTTTCACATTTTCTCTGTAAATATCGAACGTAGGCAAACTTATTTTACTTGTCATATCACCGTAGGTTTTTAATCCGTCAAGGCTTGTAAGGTCCGTTTTAAATTCAAGCACGTTTTCAGCGCCGATTGCTTTTTCAATCTTAGGTAAGATTTCTTCGTTCAGCCTTTTCAAAATTTTACTTTCTGCAAAGTTGTTGTTATCACCGTACGAAGAATTAAAAACGATTTCTTTAGATAAAACATAACAACCCTTGTCCGTGTCTTTTATTTTTATAAATTCCATACCTGCTATCGGGAATGTTTTTCCCGCATTGATTTCTAATAATTTCATTTTGATTTCCCCTTATTTAGATACAAAGATATTAGATTTTAAGATACAAAACGGGCGCACACCGAGATTGCTGAAGTGGCTAATGACGTAGATGAGACCGAGCGGCGAAACGCATTTTATCCAGTCTGCATCATCATGCGTAGGTGTGCTGAACGCAGTTGCTAACCACCACCATTTACCAAGTTTGAACTTGTCCAAAATTCTTACATATTTACGATACAGTTCACACGTTAAAAGTGACATTTTGCGCTTGATTTTTCCGTAATCGTCCAAACCGTCATCAGATGTTAAATCAACTGTGTGCTCAACAATATTTTCTTCACCTACAATGTTTGCAATCTCTTTAGCAAAGTCATTGCAGATTTTATCAGCATTAGAGCCGTCATAATTGTTGTTGTCACCAAATTTTTCTGATTCACGTAATAGGGATTTAAGTATAATAACAGTTTCGTCACCCCTTTGTTCCAGTACGAAAAATTCATACTTACCAATTTTAAACGGTTCTGCAACGGGAATGTCCGCAAGCAAGACGGACGGTATTCCTAAACACTTTTTTACTTCTTCGACCTGTGCATCAGTCAATTCAATCTTTTGACTGTTCAACATAATGTGGTTCATAGTTTTTTCTCCTTTGTTATATAAAATTTTGTTTACTTGTTAAATAATGCTGCTGAAACATCACCTGAAGAGTTTTCTTCAACTGAATCAGCGGTACTCGGTTCTGACATTTCTTCAGAATTATTCATTACTTCAGGCTCACCGGCATCAATTACATCTGTTTCTGTTTCAACATAATTCTTGGTACCATCTTCATTAACTACGGCATAGTCTGATTCAAAAGCAGAAATCATGTCGATTGACATAATACCCCAACGGCTTATCAATTGACGAAGCATTGTTTTATATGCCATACCGTCAAAATCTTTAGACCAAAAAGTATATGTCCAACCTTTTTCACGGTCCTTCTGATATCCGGGTGAATATTTAAGCGCATGGGATTCCATCTTTGCCTTTGACCAATAAATTGCTTTTCTAAATCCGTTCATGTACTCAAACATTGCATAATAGCCGATTGTTTGAGCATTTTCACGTTCGGTTTCATCCTGAATAAGCGAAACTTCTATTTCTTCATTAAGAGGGTCAAAACGGATTAACTCTCCCTCTTTTATAGCCATTACGTTTAATTTTTTGTACTGACCAGAACGGAGCGCCAACTGAATATATCCTCTGTAACCTAACTGGAACTGTGCTACCATTCCTTTTTCTTTGTCTTTGTACGGCACTAAGTAATACTGACCAAGTTGCGGTGATGGTGATAATTTTAATGATTCACCCAATAACGCAGCAGAAAGAATTGATTGATTTGTACACTCCTGAAGCGTGGGATTTGTGGTGGTTGCGGAAATAATTGCAGAAATAAATCTCTGTCCGTCTTTACCGCCTACCACTTGATTGATTTGATTTTTAACAGCATCCTGAGTAAGATATGCCGTTAAACCAAGCCTTGCATTTGCTTTTTTAGCAACTAATGAATTTGATACAGCCATAGTTCTTTTCTCCTTTGTTTATATAAATTAAATTATTGCTTCAAACTCGATATTTCTGCTTGCAAAGAACTGTTTGAGAGCAGATGCATCATCAACAGACAACAATGCTTTAAACGAAAGCCATTCTTTTTTTATAGGTGTATTTTCTTCCGGTGCAGAAACAGTTGGTCTTATTGATGCTGTTTCGTCTTTTTTTGCTTCCTCTGCCTTTTTCTTCTGCAGTTCTGCTAAACGCTTACCTTCTGCAATAGCCTTGTTCAAATCAAGAGATTGTTTATATTCTTCTGTTGCCTCAAAACTGAACTCTTCAAAATTTGAAATCACTACAAGATCAGAAAGTATTTTTTCTATTTTTTCGTCTATTCCCTCAGCGATTTTTTTAATATTTACAGATGCATTAAGCCATTTATCATTAAATATCTGTTCAAGTTTCAACCAATCAGGATGCGTTGTTCCTTCAAAAACCATTTCTATTTCATTTAACTTATCAAGACGCTTTTTGTTTTCATATTCCTTTATCTGACCGCTAATCATATCAACAGGCTTATCAATAATACCGATAATCTCTTTAATCTGTTCTTTGAACACATTAAAAGGTTTCATATATTCTTTTTCCTGTCTGATGCGTTCGTCATTTAAGGCTTTAGCAAGTTTTCTAAGTGTTGACACATCAGCCTTTGCTATAGGTATTTGTTCTTCGTTATATACCAAATTTTCATATTTTGATATTGTAGCAAGTAATCCTGATTTCAGTTCTTCATAGTTGAAAGTAATTTGTTCAGGTAATACTACCTCATTTACTATTAATTCCATTGTTTTTAATCCTTTCTATATTTCCGGCAGAATTAACGAAGGCATCTGCCGTTTATTTTTTTGAATCCAAAATCGTTCTTCTGATTCAGCAAGATATTTAATATCCGCTTCAACTTCGGACCGTTCTACATGATAATGCTTAGTCTGAAGATACGGAACTCCGTCAATAACAACCTTTAACTGCGCTTTCAAAATAGCAAAATCGGCTTCCATAATCATCATACCGTGCAAAAGTTGTATGTAGTAATTGTCTGGAACTTGTTTGTTCCACTTTTCTTTCTGCATGCTTCTTAAAATCTCGGTAGTTTTGATTTCAAGAATACCTTTCCGCACAATGACGTCTGTTCCGTCATTAACTGGAATTCTTTCTTCAAGCCATCCGTCTGCAGAATAATGTCCCCAAGGGTATTTATCGTTTAAAAACATATTGTTTTCTTCGTAAAATACCTGATACTGGGGAAAATCTAATTTAAACAGTTCACGCAGGTGCTTTTCTGCTTCAGTACCGTATTTCACATAGGGTTCGTCAGATATATCTGCCGGCACAGTTTGTCCTGTCTTTTCTAACCACAAATCTATATTACTTTTGTATGGATTCATGCCGACAACTGCAGATGCATCACTCCCGCCGATTGTTTTCCTTCGTGCGTTCAGCCATTCGTCATGGTCCTTAAAAATCTTCATTTGTGCTGACAATATCCTCAACCCACTTTCTATGATTGCTTTCCACACAATCAGGGCAATACAATTCATCATTAAATTCATAACAATGTTCATCCTGAATAGGCTCTCCGCATTCGTGACAGATTGGAAGTCCTTCAAGCAGTTTCTCTTGTTTTGCTTCGTGCATATCAAGTAAATCATTGTAGTCCGGACAGTACATTATTTGTCCCGCCTTTCAAAGCCGATTTCAAACCATCCATTTGCCAGACCGAATGGAATTAACCACGCACTTGATGCAACCAACATAATTGTTGGAATCCACGAACCTGCATCGAGCGAAAACGCTGATAAAAACCACACTGTCAGTGCTATCGCCGTTATGAGTTTTAAAATAAATTTTTTCATATGTACTTCTCCTAAAAAAATCATTGTAAAATCATTTTAATTTGGTGCAGCGCATCAAGCGCCTGTTGTCGGTCAAATTCGGGAAATGCTCTGTAATATCTGTTGTTCTTACTACCCTGATTGGCGGTTGTAACATCAGCGCAAGTACACTTTTCGCCAAAATCAAGGTTGGCTCCGCAGCGTTCACATTTTTTGCTGTTTGCCATTTACATACACACCTTTCTTCAATTCAGTTTCAATTGTTTGAATTTCTTCATTCAGCAGTTCTTTTTCATCAATACAGCCTTTAAAAACATATCCAAACATACCACCAAGAGTAAAAGATATTATTGCAACTATACACCACGAAATAATGATGCGTTTGACAATTGCGGTCTTTCTAAGATTTTTAGGATAATCTATCATAGGTCCTCACCCTTTCAAACCGTTATTCCTTCGATTTCTGCAAATTTTATAGCATTGATAAAATACGACCATCCATTTTCTGATGTATGTACTGCATACCCCCAAGGAAATACTCCTTGTTGAAGTCCTTTTCTAACCGTATCGTGATTCATACTGAGCATTTTTGCAGCATCTTCTACTTTTAGTTTTGGTATTTTCCCTTTCTGCACTAAAACTTTTGAAACAAATACATCCTGTTCAAAATAATCAGAAGCAAGGCCAAGTGAATCTGCAATATCTCTTTGCCGGTGTTCTGTTGGTACATTTCTGCCAGATAAATATTGGCTGATTGATGATTTACCTATACCAGTTAGACCAACTAACTGCGCTTGATTGATGTTTAAATCTTGCATAGCCTTTTTCAATCTATCGCTAAAATTCATAAAATCACTCCTTGCTATTAGCAAACACCTTCTACTTCGTCAATGGAAAGATTTCTGTTCATCATTTCCTCAATATTGTCAAATGTATATCCTTCTTCTGCCAAGTCCATGCCACGCTTTTCAAGACATCTTAATTGACAAAGTACCTGTCTGCTTTTGTACTTTAACCGCACTTCTTTTCTTGCTAACTTGACCATTGGAGAAGCATTTAATCTGTTAATTTCAGTTTCAACTTGTTCATCAGTTAAAAATTCTTTTGCCATTTTTATACACTCCTATTGACTTTTTAATATAATTTTTGTTACAATAGGAATAGGCATTACCAGTGCCTATTCCAAGTTATTGCGGAATACTTGGTCCCGTCCTGAAACTATCAGGGCGGTTTTTTCTTTATGTACATTTTCACACCACCTTCCATTTGAGTTTTGTTCAACACTTTTGAACTTTTGGCGTAAAAAAATATACTTGTATATCTTCTTCTGGAAATTCCAATACTTTTGCGGCTTGTTGCATCTCTGGTTGTTTCCAAGACACCTTGTTATTTAATTTCAATGATATACTTCTCTCAGAAAGACCCATTTGAGCAGCAAAAACTGCTTGGGTTCCACAAACCAGCGCAATTCTATTACACAATTCCGTATAATCATAAACCATCTCAACACCCCCTATATCCTTGCGTTTTGTAGTTCAATATCGTTGAACTTAAATTCATTATATCATTGCGTTTTTATCTTGTCAACAATTTTATTCAAAAAAATTGAACTTTTTTTCATTATCCTCTTGAACTTTTGTTCAAAGTGTTATATAATATACACATTAGAAACACGAAAGGAGTATGGTCGTGAAGAAATATACTACTGCTGATAGACTAAAGCAACTTATGTCTGAACGCAATTTAAAACAAATTGACATATTACAACTCTGCAAACCTTATTGCGAAAAATATAATGTTAAATTAGGAAAAAACGATTTAAGTCAGTATGTAAACGGTAAGAACACACCAGGTCAAGACAAATTAACTATTTTGGCCCTTGCTCTCCATGTAGAAGAAACTTGGCTTATGGGATATGAAATTGGCTTTTCTGACACGGATTTATCCAAATACGGAATAAAGCCTATTAAAACAAAAAAATTCCCCATGTTAGGAGAAATTGCGTGCGGAGAGCCGATTTATGCTGACCAAGACTATGAAACATATGTAGAAGCAAGTAGCGATATAAATGCCGATTTTTGCGTTACCGCTAAAGGTGACAGTATGATAAATGCGCGCATATTTGATGGTGATATTATTTTTATACATTCTCAGCCTGATGTAGACAATGGTGAAATCGCCGCAGTAATCATAGAAGATACAGTTACACTTAAAAGAGTATATAAATATCCTGATAGGTTAGAACTTCGACCCGAAAACCCCCTGCACCGTGTTCAAAACTACGAAGGTGAAGAACTTAATCAAATTAGAATTTTAGGAAAAGCAGTTGCATTTCAGAGTTATGTTAGATAATTTTAAAAGGTGATATTATGAAAATATTAAAAATAATCTTTACTGTACTATGGTTAGCATATTGTTTAATCGACATATCAAAATTCGCTTCACGATATCATCCTTTTGAGTGGTTCATTATAATTTATTCTGCTATTGCGCCATTTATATGGTATTGGGTAATCAAAAAAATTGTAAACAAACGAAAGAAACGTGCCCTATCCGAAGAATTGTCTGTAAAAGAAGATCCCTCAATTAAAACGTCAGATGATACACCATGCAAAATTGGTATCAAAGAAACGACTGCTGAATCTAGTATTATACAAACAGATGCTTCATTCATAATAGCAGATAACACTATTTACAAAGCAGATGGTTCAGATATTACTGATGATGATATACCAACATTCATAGAACTTAGTTATAAAGATGCAATTGAAAGAGAACAAAACTCCCCGTATAAACGCACGGAGCAGGAAGAAGAATTATCGTTTCAATTTGAGATGAACCACTATGAAGAAATTACTAAACGAACAAATAATTTTGAAAGTTGCCGTGATGATGCATATTCTGAAAATAATATAGATAAAAAGATTCAACTACTTCAAAAAGTAATTATAGAATTTGAGAAATCAAAAAAATGGTTTTATCGTACAAAAGGCGGAACAATATACTTTCAGGATAATTACGAACGAATGCATAATTCATCAAGCAATTGTTTCTCCTACATTGACTCAGTACAAAGTTTATTAAATAGTTCCCTTACAAAGAAAAACATAATTATACCCACAATAATAGACTTGGCTTCAAATCCACCAGGGATTTTACAGAAAGATATCTATAAACATATGCCTGATATAGCAAGGTCAGACATACAACAAGCAGTAAAAGAATTAGAAGCAGATAACCAAATTACACGTACAAAAGAATCAAAAACGTATAGAATTACAAAAAAATAACCCCTGACCGCGCAAACGGTCAGGGGATGCAAACCAATATTAAGGAATATTGATTCACGAATCACCAAATTCAGTATATCATATATTCCTTAATTTTGCAAGTATTTTACAAAAGAAAGGAATATACTGTATGAAATTACCTAATGGGTATGGTTCCGTTTATAAATTGCCCGGAAACAGAAGAAAACCTTGGACGATAAGAATAACTATATCCCACAAAGAAGGAAATGATGGAAAAGTCCATTGGAAGTACAAATATTTAGGATACTACGAGAGCAAAAGCGATGCATTAATTGCACTTGCCCACTTCAACGAAAATCCATACGATATAGATGCCAACAAAATAACATTTGCTGAAGTCTTTAAAAAATGGTCTGCAGAGCATTATCCCAAAATATCGAAATCAAATATTAACGGTTATAATGCCGCTTATAATCTATGTGCTGCAATTGAAAATATTCGTTTTAACGAAATACGCAAGCAACACCTTCAGACAGTAGTAGATGAATGCGAAAAAAACTACCCCACCTTAAAGAAACTAAAAGTTTTATACTCCAGCCTTTATAAATTTGCATTGCAAAACGACATTTGTTCAAAAGATTATTCTCAATTTGTAGATATTAAACAGTATAAAGACCGCAACCCCAATTCAGTTAAGAGGTCACCATTCAACGATGCAGAAATTAAAACTATTTGGAAGTGGAATAATTCCAACGAATATTTTAGTGTTATACTAATGTTAATTTACTCCGGTGTAAGAATTGGTGAACTGTTAGATTTAAAAAAAGATAATGTAAATATAGATGAACAATGGTTTGATGTTATTTCATCTAAAACAGATGCGGGTGTTCGTAAAGTGCCAATTGCAAAAAAAGTTTTACCATTTTTCAAATACTGGTTAAATAAAAATGATTGTGAATACCTTTTATCTACACCTAATGGAAATCATTTTGATTATCGCAATTATTATGATTCATATTGGAAACCCTTAGTCGAGCAAATAGGAATGGCACATCACCGTCCCCATGATACAAGGCATACTTGTATAAGTATGCTAACAACTGCCGGTGTAGACGATAGAATCATAAAGAAGATTGTTGGCCACAGTGGTCAATCAGTAACAGAAACCGTATATACACATTTGGAAATTCAACTTTTAATTGATTCAATTAACTTAATATAA